TATGGTTCAATCGCAACTCTAACCGACGCCGATCACGATGGTATTGGTCATATCAGTCCGTTATTAATTGCGTTCTTTTATAAATTTTGGCCTCGATTATTACACGAACGTAAGGTTAAAATTACAAGAACCCCTATAATGATTTCTACAAAGGGCAAAGAAACCAAATGGTTCTATACATACGAAGACGCAAGTTCCTTCAAAACGAGTTCTACAAGCTGGAAACATAGATACATAAAAGGCTTAGGTTCCTTGACAGAAGAGGAATATGATGTTATAATAAACAATCCGGTCTATGATGTAGTAACTGTAGACGATGCGCAATATTTTAAAATGATGTTTGGCAAAGATAGCCAATTGAGAAAGGAATTTATGTATGCTTGATTTAACAGAATTTGCTTCTGACGATACAGTACAAAAGAATGATTACCCTATTAGTCATGTTGCTAATAATGAATGGCGATCGTTTGCTATGTACACCGTTGAGTCTCGAGCAATTCCTAATATGATAGATGGGATGAAACCTGTACAACGGTTTTATGTTTACTCATCTATCCTCAACTCTAAAAAAGATTTCAAAAAAGTATCCGCAGTATCTGGTATTATATCAGACTACGGTTATAACCACGGTGAAGCATCGGCCGCAGGTTCTGGTCAACTTATGGCCGCTGAATGGAATAATAATCTATGTTTGATTGAAGGTCGTGGATCGTTTGGTACTCGACTTATTCAAGAAGCAGGTGCACCTCGTTATGTTTATACAAGGTTACACGAAAACTTTAGTACATATATTAAAGATTTAGAATTATGCCCTGCGCATAGCGATCCTGAACACGAACCACCAGCATTCTATTTACCGGTTATTCCTTTGGTATTAGCAAATGGCACTAAAGGTATCGCAACTGGTTTTGCTACAAATATATTACCACGTGATCCTGCTGATCTTAAACGTCGTTGTGTTGAATATATCGAAAACGATAAAATATCTCGTCGTCCTAAAGTTAAATTCCCTGAGTTTAGTGGAAAGGTTGAAAACGATTTAGAAGATAAAAACAAATACATTGTGTATGGTACCTTTAATAAGAAAAGTAAAACTGTAATGGAAATTACTGAAGTACCATACGGATATGATCGTGAAGGCTATGTTAAAGTATTAGATAAACTTGAAGAAGACAACGATATTGCCGGATATGAAGATCTTTGTGATAAAACTGGTTTTAAATTTGAAGTTAAACTAAAGCAAGCAACGTCTGCTAATTGGAATGATGCTAAGATCGTACAAAAGTTTAAATTGTCTAAATCGTTCGTTGAAAACCTTACAGTGATTGACCAACACGGAAAACTTCGCGAATATGACGATTCTCGTGAATTGATTAAAGACTTCTGTGATTACCGTATTGGAATTTTACAGAAACGCATCGAATTACGTCAACAAGAATATACTGAAGCGTCGAGATGGTTAAAAGTTAAAATGGAATTTATACAAGCGGTACTTGACGATAAAATCGAGTTTAAAAATAAAACCAAGAAACAAGTAGGTGCACGAATCATTGCTACAACCACTGCGTTAGCTGATGATGTTGATCGTTTACTTCGTATTAATATTATGAGTTTAACTGATGAGATGGTAAAGGAATTGGCTAAGGAAATTAAACAATCAGAAAAAGAATTGAAATTTTGGAATAAAGAAACACCAAAAAATCAATTCATATCCGATTTAGAAACGATTTAATCCAAATTTGTGTTGTGTGGTATTAATAAACTTGATTTTTTAATACCATCATTAATTATTGTTAGTTTAGGATCTAGCGTTGCATCTACTGCAGTTGCTATAGCTGTCTCATCCACAGTAATAGTTAATCCTGAAGTGTCGACAATTAATCCTGAAATGTCCACGAGTTGTCCAACAGTAGCACTAAGATCTACAGTTGTACCATTAGAGTTATCAGTTACTTTAACGGCACCCCTGATGGATATATTACCATCTGTGTTAGTTTCATCCAGGGTTGCCTTTCCAGCCACGTACTCTACAGTTGCTATGTCACTTGGATCTTGTAGGTTCTTTATTAATAAACCACCAGAGTATCTTCTCACACTAGCTTGACAGGGACCGTTAGGGTTTAGATCTAAACAAGGTGAAGAGTTACCGGCGATGTTCGAATAACAGTCTATTAAGAACACATACTCGTTTATACCTACATGCAAATGCCCTTCTAATCCACATTGCATGAAGTACCCATAGGCATTCGATAAATCACCAATATGACAAATATTAGATTCTGTTTCAGCCAGTTTCATATCACCAGACAAGGTAAGGTTGTTAAAAACAGATCTATGTAAAGCTGCATAGGAACCATCATCTACATTTAAAAGAACATCTCTCGATTTACCATGATAGGTATGAGGTGCGCTAACACCACTCATCGAGAATGGAGTATCTGTTACAGAATGTATAAGTATATCATCTATCCCGAAAGTACCCGATAATACACAAGCATCTCCTAAGTTATTGACTGGACGAGCAGGGGTTCCTATAGGATACTCAGTCCCTGCCTCACCATCTATATCAACATGTATGTAACCCTGGTAATCTACTACTTGGTCTACAGCGGTTTTTACAATACCGACATCTGAGTTATTAACTAAAGCCGTAGCGCCATTAAGGGTTATTATGGGGTTTTCGCCGTCATCGCTATATATGTTAAAAGAGAAGACAACATTGATATTATCAATAACTATACGCCACCCGTTAGTCAAGAAATAGTAAGAAGGAGCAGTCTGCCCCTCAACTGTAGGATCGCCACCAATAGTACGGAGGGCTTGTGAGTACTTGAGGTTATCTCCTGTTACTACCCAATTTTTCCAAGATGAATAAAGGTCTTTGACGTCTACTTCAGTCACACCTGTTACAGTGATACGTTTAGTGATGCCATTAAAAGTAAAAGCCATTATATATCCTTCTTAGAGTTTCAAGGCGTAGATAGAGAAGTTAGGACACGAAATACTAACATACTCACCTTCTTCCTGCATTTTTGTTATATTAAACTCAATATGTCTGAATTTGAAGATGCGTGAATCTAAATCAACATCTAAAGTAATACCTACTATTTCTCTATCCGTGCATGAGATTATTTTAATTAACATTTTTTGTTTCTCCCTCAATTACGGTTTACCGCAACGTTATATATTATATATTAGAATAGTTACGTTCTAGTGCAGATACAAGAGCTATTGAATTTTCAATAGTACGTGCAATAGTACCTGTAGCTGAAACATATTGTGCGTTATTGAGACCGATAGCGACAAGTGTCACATCCTTATCAATTCCTGTGCCACCACCTGCCGTGTCACCGTCATAGTCATATGAGAATGTAACAGTAGCTCCTGTGATGTTACCTGTAATAGGATTACCATCAGCGTCATCAACAGTAGTTGCAGAAGAAGTACCAAAGTTATCGCTATAGTACATACGATAAATAGCTGACCCATCGCTAACTAAGTTAGAGTTAAATGATATAGTACCTGCCGCAACAAATGGGAATGTACGCTTTGTGCCTGAAGTATCTGTGAACTCTAAACGGTTGACATCTGTTGTTTGGAAGTTATCAATGTAAACACCGGTCGAGGTGACCAAAGTATCTCCTACAAACGCAAGCAATTCGTTAGCAGTCTGACCTACGGTGGTCGATAAGGTGTCTATGGTTGTTGATTTACGTAGTAAGCTTTGGATAGCCATGTAGATATCTTCAGCAGTTTTATCGTTACCATCAATGATAACATCAAAGTTACGCGTGACACCACCGATATCTCTTGTAGTGGCACCATAAGTTAATGTTACACCGTATGCATCAACGGTCACGTCACTTTCCGTAACCTTGAGATCACTTTGGTTGGATAGTGGGAATCGGTAAGTCTGATAAGTCATATGACTAACACCGATGTCATCTAAACTTGCACTTGCGTAAGTCTTAGCTTGCTCTCTTACAAACATCTTGAGGAAGCTACGGTAATCGAAGTCACCATTATCTGCATCGCCAAATACTTTAACTGCTTGGTTAACTGGGCCTGTTATTATGATATCAGTGGATGCACCATCTACTACTTGTTGGTAATAGACCTGATCTGAAGCACCAAGAGAACCCAAGGTTATAAGACCTGCATACTCTTCTGCAGAAGAACCATCATCGTTCTTTACTGCAAAACCTGCACTACGGATAAGATTAACTGTTGTAGTATCAGCAGGCTTCCACCCATTGATAAACTCAAACTGCTCAGATGTGATAGCAATCATAGGGAAAGGATAGCGGATAAGAGTGTTATCGTTTTTCCATTCTTCCTTGATAAAAGAGTATAATGTTTGTAGTGTAACACCATCTGACGAAAGGTTACCTGCTACTAAGAGTTGTATTGTTTTGTTAGCAGTGTCAAACACCACCTCTGTTGCTTGATTCAGGTTATCTGGATCTGTTATCAATGCCATTTTTGTTTCTCCTTAAGGATTGATATATGCTCTATCCAGCTGCTGGAAGACAGTCAGAACGGAACTGTTTGGTTGGGTTGTAAAGTCAATCAACCTCGGTGAGGTTGTGTATTCTTGACTGTGAATAACTATATAATGATCCTCTGGCGTTATGAAGGTATAACCTAAAGTAACCGAGGAACCTGTTGAAGACTCTACAGCTGCTACTTCTGTATCGTCTGAAGTCTTATACATTCTAACCTCAGTGCCAGGATTAATACCCTTGATCTCCACTGTGGATTGAATACCATTAGCGTCAATAGTTTGAACACCTAAAGTTACACCGTCTTGAGTGTAGAAGTAGTCAGTAGTTCTTATCTTATCAAACCCATTTCCAGAACTTATGATTCCTGTTGAGCTTATGAATAAACTATTAGGCGCACCTACTAGAGTTGTCAAAATTGCACTTGCCACATCTAAGGTGTAATCTAGACTTGTTGACCCCGCTGCTGCTGGATGCCAGCTATAGATACTTCCGTTAGCTATAGTTGCCCATCCATGATAACCCTCAGCATCTGGGCTGGGTAGAGTTTGATAGACTGCGCCTGTGAAGTCAGACGCTACAAGTTCGTTAGCCGTGGCAGTTGTTAATATAGTATATTTATTGGTAGCACCAGAGGCTAGGAAGACGGTGTTGTCATCTATCCACTTCATGCTAATACCTTGCGCCCTAACATACTGACTTGAACCGGTTAGGGTAGTATCATGTGCGCCTGATACTTCAGAAGCTGCTTGGAAGTAATCAAAACCACCTGCGGTTGACATATCCCAAGCTGTTGAACAATAAGCTCTACGGCAATAAAAGGCGCCTGAGTTATTTTGAAACTTGTAAACGTAATGACCATCGTTAGACCATGCGTGTTGGTAACCTGTGAATTGTCCCCAACCATTACCTGAACCGCTTTGCGTTAGCGTTACATCACCTGCTGGTAAAGTGTAAGGTGTGGTTAATTGGTAGTAATACCAAGCACCAGACGAGTCATTTTGGACAAATATGTGTTCACCGTGAGTAATACTTATGTGGCTAAAACTACCGCCTGTGCTAGGAAGTTTCTTAACGCTACCTTTAGTAGCTGTAGTTATATCAAAAGGAGTGCTTAATGTGAAGTCAACCAAATAGCCACCACCATCTGAACCCGAGTGGAACGCCCATATCATCTTGGTTCCATCAGTGCTTATGTTTACGTCCTTCAAGAACAAACCACCCCAAGTACCATATCCAGAAAACTCTGAACTACTGAAGTTTATTACATGGTTTTCAACTAAAGAAGTAGGAGTAACTGTTGAGCTATATCCTGAACTTGCCTCACTACCCGGAGTTTCGCCAACTGGAGTTGTGTAAGTGTTATCGAAGAATGTTACAGTGTTTGTAAAGTCTCCGAAGTAAACAGAATAACTACCGAAATCAAGTGTATCATTATCTACAGTTACGAAATCTAAAAGTGCTTCCTCTACATCCGGCGCAGCGTATTGGTAATACTTTAACATATCGTATAAATCTGCGGTAGACGTAGCTTGTGTAGTTGATTCTATTTGTGCTAAAGTCTTTGTTATATTAAGGTCATCGAACAACACGGTAGTTGCTTTTAAAGCATTAACATCTGTAGCGTCAGGAACACTGAAAGTAGTGCTCTGAGCTTGATAACCATACATGATAGTATTAACCGTATAAGAAGGCTCTGTAACTACAGTGAGTGACCCTACACCTTGTGTGAACTGTAATAACTCTGCTTCGTTAGTTGCGCCAGTTAAATCAAACTCATTCTGGCCTGATTTACTAATAAGGGATCTAACATTTGAAACGGGATTACCTGATGTATCGAAGAACGTATTACCCCAAGTACGGTAAACTTCAAGAGGTGATGTGTCTGGTGCTGAGGTTTTCTCTATTCTTCCAATAGGATCTATTAACTTAAGTATTGAGTCCTTTCTTAGGTTGGGAGCTACGTCATTTCTTAAATTTACTACATCCACCCCAGATACTTTAAGACCTCTATAAGTGTAACGGTATATACCATCACCTTGTGGACTAAACTCTGGATAAGCAAAGGTCATTTCTACTTTAAGAGGTTGTGTGCCTTCAATGGAGATATCGTTAAAAGTATTACCCTCTTCACCAAACGCTAGTTGACGAGTGTCCATTTCAAATACTAGCCCATCTATGTTAGCATTTGATGCATTAAATAAAGTACGCACACCTGTACCTGGAGGAAACTGAAGTACGCAAGGTCTGCCGTATTCGTCTCTTTCAAATGTACATTCTTGAAGTGCATGAGCGTCAAATGCAGAATCTTGGTAACAAGTCCAAGTACAACCTTTAAATACGGCTTGTGACTTTCCTCCCCAACGAGGATATATAGTAGGATCACCTGAATTAAAGTAGTGATCGAATGGTAATATCTTTGCCGTATCTGTTTCTATAAAATGGCATCGAGTGAAAGTGGTAGTACATCCATCGGCTACCTTTAAGATACCACCATCTTTAGATACAATTGTGGCGTCATAGAGATCGTCTATACCACTACCAAGCTCTACGATAGCAGTTACTTCATACAGGCTATCGTGTATCTTAGTGACACCTGTTACTGTTTCAATTAATGCCATTTACATTCCTCTCTTTACAACAATATTCGACAATACACCATTCACATAAGATCTATAGAAAGAATCTTGTAAATCGTTAGTATTCGGCACTAATCTGTATAACGTCATGTTTTTTGTGTATGTATATTGATAAACATCACCTTGCTCAATACTATCTATTAATACTGGAGGCGTTACGAAATTTGCGGCATAATCAATCCATTTCTTTATATCATCGCCACCGCCGCCAAGTGTTGATAATTGAGTTTGTACCTTATTAATAAAATCAGAATAACGTCTATTGAATTCTTTTAATGTAACAAACTTTTGATCTAAAGGTTCAAGAGAATCTTTAGAATCTTCGCTAGTTAATTTTCCAGCGAGTTCTTGTATTCTATTAATGGAAGGAACTATTTCTTCTTGTATAGATTCAGCTTCTTCCATCGTTGAAACCGTTTCCATTTCTTTAGTTGCTTCGCTCAACTCAGACATTAATGATTTGAATTCATCAATAGCACTTACTTGATCTGCGTCTTCTTCAAATGTTGTTTCTTGTGTTACTTCGCTAGATTTATCTAAAGTTTCTTCAAACGTTGTTTCTTGTTCGACGTTTTCTCCAATCGCCAATTCGCTTAACTCAGACATTAACGATTTTAATTCATCAAGTGCACTTGCTTGTTCTGAGTCTTCTTGATGTATTTCTTCGGATATTATTTCTTCTTGTTCAGTATCTTCTTCGGATATTATTTCTTCTTGTTCAACATCTTCTTCGGATATTATTTCTTCTTGTTCGACATCTTCTTCTTTCTCGACGTTTTCTTCAACTTTAATTTCTTCGGATACTGCATTATTTAGCTCAGCCATTAGCAATTTGAATTCGTCTATGGCACTTACTTGTTCTTCAACTACTTCTTCAGATGCTGCCTTATTCAACTCAGACATTAATAATTTGAATTCATCCATAGCACTTACTTGCGTAACTACTTCTTCAGGAATTTCTTCTTCAACTATTATTTCTTCAGGAGCTTCTTCAAGAATTTCTTCTTCAACTACTATTTCTTCAGGAGCTTCTTCAAGAATTTCTTCTTCAACTACTGTTTCTTCTTCAACTACTTCTTCAGGAATTTCTTCTTCAACTACTTGTTCTTCAACTACTTCTTCAGATGCTGCCTTATTCAACTCAGACATTAATGATTTGAATTCATCCATAGCGCTTGCTTGGGCAACGACTTCTTCAGGAATTTCTTCTTGCGTAGACTCAGCTTCTACAGGAGCTTCTTCTTGTATATAAGTACTTGGGTCTTCAATTACGATTTCTTTTTTGTAAGATAACCTATCTGCTAAAGATTGAATGTCAAATATGGCATCTGGCGGACGAACCACTAGTGGTTCTTTTTCTTCTTGCTTTTTTAAAGAAACACCAGCCTCTTTTAACATTTTTGTTAATTGAGATAAACTTTCGTTCATTAGATTACCTATGATTTATTTGTTTATTATTTATTTAAACAGTATTTATTTTATTTGTTACTAATAGTTTTTGATGTACATTGTGAAACATCTACTAACACCTGGCTCATTTCTTTTACCATGAATCCAGTTTTCATCATAAATCAATTGATAAAAAATATCTCCGCAGAAACTAACAAGCCCCAAATCCAAAAACTCTTTAAGGAATGTATCTCTCCATTGAATGAATTGTTGTGGAGATTCTTCAAATGCGCCGAGGTGTATATCAACTGCAATGTGCCTTACGTTATTTTTAAAGAATTCTTTATTATCTTCTGTAAGTATGTTAAACTCTGCACCTTCTGCGTCTATCTTAAGAAAGTCAATATGGTCAATATCGTACTTAAATACAAACTCACCGAACGACATCATCTTAATTGTCTCGTCGTCATCAGCTGCGGTTTTAAATACATTAACCAAATCTCTTTGGTGTCTACCTATTGCGTAATTAATTGGAATTACACGAGGATTCTTTACGTCCATAACGTAATCAGCTGTATTATAACATGCAGTTTTCAAAAGGCTACGACTAGGTTCTATCATATAAACTTTTTCCGCTCCTGCATCTAAAGCTTGAGCTGAAAACCATCCTACACAAGAACCAATATCCACAACCACGTCATCAGGTAATACTTCATACCACCAATTATATTTTTTATTGATAGCGAACCCTTGGTACATCGGACCTATTTTATCTAATAGTAACCCTTCCGTGCTTAGTGTCTTGTAGTTAAACGCCTTTTTATTCATAATATAAATTATCCTTTAAATATTGTAAATTGCTAATAATGCTGATATTAATTTCTCTGCTAAGATCTTATCTTCTTCTAATTCAAGAGTTGAATTGATGTTGTCAATATCAGTTAAATCGGTAACGAGTTCTTCAAATTCTTCTAAAGATATTTCGCCTGCTTCTAGTAAATCGCTAAGATCGTTGACCTGTTCTTCTAAATTATCTACTATTTCTTTTACTTTTGTACTACTCATTTATTTTCTCCTATCACCATAAACTTCTAACGCAGACGTCGTAACTTTAAAGATGTTGTTTCTCTTGATTTTACAGTATGCATTAGATGGATTCTTGCGTGTATATAGTTCTTCTGATAGACTATATATTTCTTGATATGTATTGGCTATATTGGAGTTTAGAGTATGTTTACTATAAGTAGCCAAATATTTAGCATAATAATGTATCATCTGTAGTTCTAAACTATTACACCAAGATTTCTCAGGACCATTTGGTGTTGATGCTGTAGTATTAAGCTCAACGAGTTTTCCATATTCCACATTATCAAATGGAGAAACCATATACTTATTAGCTACGGCGCAACCTGATAAACTTAATATAAATAGTAACGTAATTAAAACTTTCATAAACCCTCCGAGAGGTAAAATAATGTCCACTAACTATTTATCACCAGCGAGCTTTGCGATTAATATAACAAGGTTGCCTAACGTAGAATTTACAGCGCAAAAAGTTGAATTGCCTGAAATTACTTCCAGTCCTGTTGAAATGCAATCCCCATTCGCTAGTCACTTTGCGGTACAAGATAAATTACAATACGCAGACTTATCTTTATCTTTCATTATTGACGAAAACATGGAAAACTATTTAGAAATATTCGATTGGATGAAAGGTTTAGGATCTCCGCAAAACTTAGAGCAATATAAAAATATAGCAGAGAGTGAACATGGTATCAAATCGGACATCAGTGTAATCGTTACAAATAGTCATAAAAATGCCAATATGAATTTTAAATTTTTTAACTGTTTTCCTGTCTCTTTATCAGGAGTACAATTAGACGTCACTGCTAATGACATTACATATCCTGAAGCGTCAGTCACATTCCGATATGATTATTTTACAATAGATAGAATTTAACTATTTACATTCTCTTAATTGTTTGATATAATACAAACACGAATAACATAGGAGACTTTATATAATGAGTAGTGCCGAAGACATTGGTGCATTGTGGGCAAAAGACTGTAAGATAGATGAAACTGATCTAGTTAGAGCGTCTCGAGAAATTCCAGAACTGCATAGTAAATATTACAACTTATTCTATCGTGAAGCTTTACTTGTGAAAAAGTATAAAGCTGAGTATAAAGAATTAGAACAAGATAAGCGTGAATACTATGATGGTTCAATGGCTGAAGAAGATCTTAAATCAAGAGGTTGGAAACCATATCAAAAGAAAGTACTACGCAACGAAGTAGACAAATATATCCAATCTGATAAAGATATTATCAATTTAAGTCTTAAGATTGATTACCACCAAGAACGTGCTAAGTTCATTGAAGACATTCTAAAGTCTATCCACTCTCGTAACTTTGTGGTGAAAAACATGATCGACGTGATCAAATTCCAAGCCGGAGCATATTAATAATTATAAATAATCCTTATTGTTTAAATTTAATGTAAAGGAAATATAAATGAATTACTCTAATTTCATGACAGAAAATGTAAAAACGCGAATTAAAGCTAAATTAAAGAAAGCTGATGACCAGCACGAACTGTCTAACATAGACGATATCATCAAAGATATGAAACGGATTGGAAACCTTAAGGGATTAGCATATCTCGCCGTTGATTTACAAAAAACTGCTAAGAAGTTTGAAAAAACTGGCTCAGACGAAGATTACGATGATATGTTAGATGCATACGATAAGCTAATGTTAAACCTGTAATTGCTTAAATTTCAAGCTGGCGGATATTGATAAATAGTATTAGTAAAATCAATTAAGGTTTAATTAATATTATGAGTGAAGTAGTTAACGTAGAATATTTAAATGAAGTGCATATGAGAGTGATAGCGGAACCTTCAACGCGCCAAGAGATCTCTAACTACTTCTCCTTTCAACCGGCAGGTTATCAATTTACACCAAAATATAAAGCTCGCATGTGGGATGGGTACATCAGATTATATTCTCCGATGAAACCTGTTCTATATGTTGGCTTATTAAATCACCTCAAAAAGTTTTGTGAAGAACGCGAATATCATTTAAATATTGCAGATGAATATGTCAATTCAGATCCTGTAGATCCAAACTACGGATACGAAATTGCTAAGTATATTAACTGTAAGTTCCAACCTAGAAACTATCAAAACGATTATATAGTCAACGCAATTCAAGACAAGCGTTCTTTAAACGTATCTCCGACTTCATCAGGTAAATCTCTAATCATTTATTTGATGCAACAACATTACCACGTAACAGAAGAACTACGTACACTTATTATCGTTCCAACTATTTCTCTTGTATATCAAATGGCAGGCGACTTCGTTGAATATGGATGTAAAGAAGATCATATCTATACTATTAAAGGTGGTGTGGATAAACACACAGATGCTCCTATTGTTATATCAACATGGCAATCATTACAGAAATTACCAAAGCAATGGTTTGACCAATTTGGTGTTATTCTTGGTGATGAAGCTCATACTTTCCAAGCAAAATCATTAACAACTATTATGGAAAAGATGGTTGATTGTAAATACCGACATGGGTTTACAGGTACATTAAAATCAGACGAATCTAAAACTCACCGCCTTGTGTTAGAAGGTTGCTTTGGTTCTGTTCGTAAATTTGTATCTACTCGTGATTTGATGGACGAAGGTACTGTTGCTGATTTTAAAGTAAAAGCATTAGTATTAGATCATAAGAACGAAACTAAGAAACTGTTTAAAGATGCAATGAAACAAATCAAAGATACATCTCGTAAGTATCCTGCTGAACGCGAATTTATTACTAACAATGAAAAACGTAATTTGTTTATTCGTAATCTATTATGGTCTTTAGAAGGTCAAAACAATTTAGTTCTATTTGATTTAGTTGAGAAACATGGTAAGATATTAGAACCAATGTTACGTAAAGACGATCGTCAATTACATTTTATTTACGGTGCAACATCTGGCGATGAACGTGAACGTATTAGACATTTAGTTGAAAATGATCCAGTGAAACAACATGATATCTTAGCATCTTATGGTGTATTCAGTACAGGCGTAAATTTAAAACGATTAGATAATGTAATATTCGCGTCTGGTTCTAAATCTGAGATTAAAGTATTACAATCAATTGGTAGGACGTTACGTAAAGGTAATGGTTCTGATAAAGCTGTACTATATGATATTGCGGATGATTTGTCGGTAGGATCTTTTTCTAATTATACGTTAAACCATTTTAAGAAACGTATTGAAATATATTCATCAGAGGAATTTGATTTTAAAATCTATACAATAGACAACTTTTAGTATTATTAGAGAGGATAATAGTATTATACAATAGTTACAACCACATGTCAATAGTTTTCTTAAATTAATTTCATTATATTAATATTTCTATTGACATATTAGCAAAATTGTTATATAATAGTATCACTAATGAAAATAGTGAGGCAATTATGGCTAAAAAGAAAAATTATGTAAATAATAAAGATCTACTAAATGCACTTATAGAATATAGAGCTAACGTTGCTGAAGCAGAAAACGCAGGTGACAAGGTACCACAAGTACCTAACTATATTGGTGAGTGTATCTACTTAATCGCAACACGTCTTGCGACCAAACCAAACTTTTCAGGTTATTCATATAAAGAAGATATGATTTCAGATGGCATTGAAAACTGTCTACAATATATTCATAACTTTAATCCTGAAAAATCTCAAAACCCATTCGCATACTTTACTCAGATTATTTGGTACGCATTCTTACGCCGTATTCAAAAAGAGAAAAAGCAAATGTATATCAAGTTTAAATCCTCGCAGGCTTTAATGACTCAGATCAATATAATGGATTCAGACGGTGGTGAAATTCAAATGCAAGAACCACCTGAATATATTAATGAATTCATTGATGAATTTGAAGGTAAACTCAAAGCCAAGAAAAAAGAAGCTGATGATAAAAAACTTGAAGCTGAAGAAAAGATTGACATCGAAGAATAACTGTGTTATAATGGCGTTAATTAATTAAGAGGATAACTATGAAAATAGCAATTGTTACCGATATGCACATTGGCGCAAGAGGTGATAGCAAAGTATTCCAAGATCATCAAGAACGATTCTTTATGGAACAATTCTTTCCTTATTTGGATGAGAATGATATTAAAGTAGTCTTTGATCTTGGCGATACATTTGACCGCCGTAAGTATATTAATTATGTTAGTTTAAAACGTGGTAAGGAATACTTCTTTGACCAAATGGCTAAACGTGGTATTGCATATCATGCTTTGATTGGCAATCATACTACATATTATACTAACACTAACGAAGTTAACTCAATGAACTTATTGTTGGCTGAGTACCCTAACTTCCATTTGTATGAACATGATGCTAAAGAAATTAATCTTGGTTCAACTAAGTTCTTAATGTTACCTTGGATCTGTAAATCTAATTACGAGCAAGTATCTGAAATGTTACAAACATCTGATGCTAACTTAGTAATGGGTCATTTAGAAGTTCAAGGTTTTGAGATGATGAAAGGTACTGTATGTACGCATGGTCTCAAGATGGAAGTATTTAAAAACTTTGAGAGTGTTTACTCTGGTCATTTCCATCATCCATCTCGCTATCGTAATATCGAATATCTTGGTGCACCTTATGAAATGAATTGGTCAGATTATAATGGTTCTCGTGGATTTCATATTCTTGATACCGAAACAAGAGAAATGACTAAAATTGAAAATCCTAATAAGATTTTTATTAAAATAGATTATGATGATGCTGATATGACTATTGATGATATTGCTAATATGGACCTTTCTAATTTGAAAAATACATACATTAAAGTAATCGTTAAGAATCGTACTAATTCATATCTATATGATTTGTTTATGAGCAGGTTGTCTGAAGAAGGTGTCGCTGATGTAAAAGCAGTTGACGATTCACTTAATTTAGAATCTGCAGGTGTTGACGATATCTTAGATGAAACAAAAGATACGAAAGAAATTCTACATAATTACATTGATTCTCTAGAAACAAATGTAGAAAAGAATCGTATCAAACATGTCATCGATGATTTATACTCAGAGGCGTTAAGTTTGTAATGAGAATACATTTTAAACGTGTAAAATATAAAAACATATTGTCTACTGGTAATGTATTTACAACTATTGATTTAGATCGTAGAAGTAGTACATTAATCAGTGGATCTAATGGCGCAGGTAAATCTACTTTGCTTGACGCCATTGTGTTTGGTTTATATGGTAAACCTTTCCGCAAAATAAACAAACCTCAGTTGGTCAATTCAATCAATATGAAAGAATTGGAAGTTGAGGTTGAGTTTATTGTTGGTGGTAAAAACTATATCGTAAGACGTGGTATTAAACCTGCTTTCTTTGAGATCTATAAAGAAGGCGAATTGTTAAATCAAGATGCAGCAGTTAAGGATTATCAAGCTTATCTTGAAGAACATATCATTGGTATTAATGCAAAATCGTTTACGCAAATTGTTGTATTGGGTAGCGCAACGTATGTTCCTTTTATGGAATTACCTGCTCACCAACGTCGTGATATTATCGAAGATCTACTTGAGATTCAAGTCTTTAGTACAATGAATCTATTAGTTAAAGATCGTGTTTCTGAAAATAAGAATCTAATCAATGATAACTCTTATCGTTTAGATTTGACTAATTCAAAGATTGATTCTGCGGAAGAACATAATGATTCTATTCGTAAATTAAAAGAAACAGAAGTAGAAAAAATCCGAGAAAAGATGCAAGGCCACCTAAATAGTATTGAGGAAAAGCAAAAATCAATCGAAGAAATTGATGCTGAAATTGCTAATCTTATTGATACTATTAAGGATAAAGCAAATGCAAAAGCCAAATACGACAAAGCCATCTCTATACGACAGGATCTTGAAACGAATAGACGCGCTTTTGAAAAAGACTTGTCGTTTTATCATGATCACGATAATTGCCCTACGTGTAGGCAAGGGATTGATCATGAGTTTAAGACCAGTATCGTCGAAGAAAAAGGTAAACGAAAAGAAGAAATCGAACAAGGATTAGTCGATATTGATTCTAAGATTAAAGACTTTCGTATTAGATTAGACGAAATATCTACAGTTGAAGATCAGGTTCGTGATAAGAATCTATCAGCAGGAGAAATCCGAGCTGAAATCAATATGGCTAAGAATGCGTTGAAATCCTATGCTAAAGAATTAAAGGATGCAGAGAAAGAAGTTGAAGAAGTGGATAATTCTAAATTACAGACTCTTAAAGAGGAAGTAAGTCAGATTGAAACTGATCGTAAAGAATTACTTGACGAGAAAAACGTTCTTGCTATTGTAAATACAATTCTTAAAGATGGTGGTATCAAGTCACGTATTATTAGTCAGTACATTCCTGTAATGAATAAACTAATCAACAAGTACTTAGCTGCCTTTGATTTATTCGTTGATTTCCAATTGGATGAAAACTTCAATGAAATAATCAAATCAAGATTCCGTGATAAGTTTTCTTATGCTTCGTTCTCTGAAGGTGAAAAGTTACGTATTACGTTATCAATTATGTTAGCATGGCGTTCTGTCGCTAAACTACGCAACTCTGTATCAACAAACCTTCTTATGTTAGACGAAACATTGGATGGCGCGTTAGATGGAGTTGGTATTGAAAATCTAATCGAAACATTACATGCTTTAAACACCGATGATAACATCTTTGTTATATCACATCGTGGTGATCAATTCGCAGAGAAATTTGCGTCTCATATCAAGTTCCACAAAGTTAAGAACTTCAGTGAAATATTGGTCTAGTGAAAAAAGTGGTTTACATATGCGGTCTGTTGTGTTATAATGGACCGTATATTAAATCGCAATATTATATTATGTAACTTAAGGTAAACAATGTCTAAATTCTATACATCAGTTGAAAGATTTGGTAACAACATCTTATGGCGTGGTTACGAGGACGGTAAACGATTCTCGTATAAAGTACCATTTAAACCTACCCTATATCTACAAACAAAAAATAATCAAGACTCTGAATTTAAAACGTTACAAGGTAACTATCCTGTACACCCTAAGCAATTTGGTTCTATGTCTGAAGCAAAGCAATTCATTGAAGAATATGGCGACATCAGCAACTTCAAAATATATGGCAATACTAATTATGTACAGCAATTCGTACAAGAGTACTACCCAGATAACATTGAATTTGACATAGATGATATTAACATCGTATCGTTTGATATTGAGGTCGACATTAGTGATGGTTATGCTAACGTCGACGAAGCAGATAAAGAAATTACTTCTATTGCTTACAAGTCATCTAAGTCTGATAAGTATGTACTTCTTGGTCGTAAAGACTTTGATAAAACACAGACTATTACAGGTATTGCTCCTGAGAATATTATCTTCCGTAAATTTGAAACCGAAGCTGAGTTACTAAACACGTTCGTTCAAATATGGAAACATGACTATCCTGATGTTGTAACCGGATGGAACGTTGAATACTTTGATGTAATGTATATCGTTACTCGTATTAATCGTTTACTTGGCGAATCTGTATCAAAGCAGTTATCTCCTCATGGTTATTTGAAAAAGAATACTCGTGAAATCTTTGGTAAACCGGCATCAACATATCAGATTAATGGTATGGCTGTTATTGATTACATGGATGCGTTTAAAAAGTTTGGTTACAAATATGGTCCACAGGAAACATATAAACTTGATCATATTGCTCACGTTGTTCTTGGTGAAAAGAAATTGGATTATTCTGAATACGGTAACCTTACTGAATTATACGAAAAGAATCCACAACTATATCTTGACTATAACTTAAGAGATACTCAGCTTATTGAAAGAATGGAAGAAGAAACTGGTTTATTATCATTAGTAATGACGGTTGCTTATTCAGGTGGTGTTAATTACACTGATGCATTTGGTACGGTAGGAATATGGGAATCTACTTTATATCGTAAACTGATTAAAGATAAGATTGTACCTCCACTTAAGAAAGGCCCAGGTATGGCTGCCAACGGTCTTGTTGGTGGTTATGTTAAAGATCCTGATGTAGGTATGCATCCATGGGTTGTATCGTTTGACTTGAACTCGCTATATCCACATTTGATGATGCAATATAACATGTCTCCTGAAACATATGATTATGATCGTGGTGAATATGTTACTCAAGAAATGGTATTAAATGGTGAATTTAAAAATGATGATCCTACGATATCTGTTGCTGCCAACGGTGTTTGTTTTAGTAATCAAAAGCTTGGTGTTATTCCTGAAATAATCAACGAGTACTATTCTAATCGTTCTGTTATCAAAAAAGAAATGCTTAAAGTAGAACAGTTGATTGAAACAGAAAAGGATCCAATCAAACTTAAAGAACACAAGAAACAAGCAAGCCAATTACACAATCAACAAATGGCAATCAAGATCGCAATGAACTCGTTGTATGGTGCAACTGCTAACAAATATTTCTTATACTATATTAACGAAATGGCAGAAGCAATTACAACATCAGGTCAGTTATCTATTCGTTATGCTGAAAAGTCAGTTAATGATTATATGAATAAAATACTTAAAACTGATAATGTTGACTATATCGTTTATATTGATACCGACTCTATTTACGTTAAGTTCGGTCCGTTGATTGAAAGTGTATTTGGTACAACTGACATCGATCGTTTGAAAGGTGAAGAGTTCCTCGATAAGATCTGTAGTACAAAAATTGAACAAGTCATCGAACGCGGTTACGAAAAGCTTGCTAAAGACATGGGTGCCTATCGTAATGCGATGGTAATGAAACGTGAAAAGATCACCGATCGCTCTATCTTTATTGCTAAGAAACGTTACATTATGAATGCATTAAACAACGAAGGTGTTCATTTTGAAAAGCCTAAGATCTCTGTAACCGGTATCGAATCTGTTCGTTCTTCAACCCCTGAAGTTTGTCGTAATAAAATGAAAGATATCTTTTCTGTTATTATGAATGATGGTGAAGAGGCAACTCAGAAATTTATTGCTGATTTTAAAGAAGAGTTTGTTAAACTATCTCCTGAAGCAGTTGGTCGTAACTCAGGTACTGATAATATTGATAAGTATATAGATCGTGGAACTGGATCATATAAGAAAGGTTGTCCGATGCATGTTCGTGGTTGTATACTATATAATCGACTCTTAAATGAAAAAGGTCTATCTAAAAAGTTTGAAACGGTACAAGGCGGTGATAAGATTCGTTATGTCTATCTCAAATTGCCAAATCCTTTACGCGAAAACATTGTTTCGTTTCCTAGTGTGTTACCTGAAGATCTTGGTCTACATCAATACGTTGATTATAACTTACAGTTTGAAAAAGTATTCCTAAGTCCAATTGAAAACATTATTGGCGCATTAGGTTGGTCTTCTGAAAAACGCGATACTCTCGATGATTTCTTTTCATAAAACTATTGACATGACAAGGAAGTTGTGTTATTATATCTATTCAATGAGGAAAATACATTATGGCTAAAGTTAAAATTGAGTTAGAGATAGATACTGTTAAAGATATGGAAGATATCAAACAACTCGTAGAATTGATAACGCTAATGCAGCAATCACAAAATCAATATAACGAAGAGTATTACGAAGATGACCGAGATTGAAAGGCAAGGTGAATTTGGCGAACAAGTAGTTGCTGATTTATTCAGATCCACTGGTTGCCAAGTATTCAAGAATCCAGATAAGTATGGTACATGGGATCTTATTATAGAAAAAGGTGGAGTCGCACAAACCGCGCAAATAAAAACCACTGTTCGCTTTCTTAAAAAGAATTCATTTCGCTTTCATATCGGTAAAACTGGTAGAGCGTACGAAACAATACGCCACTGTGATTTATTAATTGCAGTTGTAAGAAATCCTGAAAACTATTTGACAGACCGTGAATATGGTGGTAAAATAGTAATGATTAAAAATCACAGAGATTTTAAAATGTCGAGCGATGGATCTCTATGGATTCCTTCTAATAACGATACGACAAAAATCATTGGTGATTTAACAGAAGAACAACTAAGAACGGTCGATTCTTTTAAGACCGGTAAATTTAAATAAGGGTATATTATGAGTTCAAATTGGGTAACAGATATTAATAAAATGCATAATCATTATGGAATGACTAAACGTTTTAGTGAATTTAATGAAGCAGAAAAACGACAGTTTTTAGAATTTAGAGCTAATTTTCTACAAGAAGAATTGGATGAATTAAAGGATAACATGGACAATCCAGAAGAGGTTGTAGACGCTCTGATTGATCTTTGTGTTGTTGCCATAGGTACATTAGACGCATACGATATTGACTCTCATAAAGCCTGGGATGAAGTATTATCTGCTAATATGAATAAGAAAGTCGGTATTAAAGAAGGTCGACCTAATCCGTTAAAACTTCCAGACCTAATGAAACCCGAAGGATGGATGCCACCATCTCATGAAGGTAATCATGGCACTTTACCTAAAGGATAAATTAAACACTTGTTGTGACATTTACACATCTATAGGAGATGATTATGAATATGAATGAAGGTGATTTTGAAGTACACGAATCAGGAACTGCATCTGAATTAAAAGCGCTTAGATCGTTAGTAAACGAAATTAATGCAATAGAGAAGCAATACCCTGGAGTTACTCCACATTCTATTATGAAAAAGCATAAAGAAGTATTAAAGCATTACGCGAAAAATACAGAATATTAATTACACACCCATAGGAGATCAATATGAAAAAGATGATATATGAAAGCCCTGATAAAGGCAAGACTATATACGCCCGTGAATTCGGAGCCCCTGCTTCAACTCGTAAACTAATAAAGGAAACAAAATGAGAGGCCAAATTTTAGAAACATTAAAATCGCATGCAATTGGTCATATCAATAAACATAAGATGAATGTTGAGATTTATCTCTCTAATCCAGTTGGTATCGGTGAACATTCAGATATTATGGAATCTATTGAAACTGAACTCAAAGCAATCGCTGAGTACGAAGATCAATTAGAAATTTTAAACAAATATTTCCCTGAATAGAGAAAATAATGGTTTACATCCTTGTTATGTTGTGTTATAATGGTTAACATAATGTAGCAAGGATTTTTTTATTATGAGTATTTTATCGCAACATATCAACAAAATGACTTACATCGGCAATCTTAAAATGAATGGCGACAACTTTGAGTACACTCGTGCGGAAGGCATGAAGTGGAAAGACTTGTGCTGTGACATGGTCTACTTTATGATAGTCGATGGCGAACTAATGAAAATTGGTAAAGCCGGTGGTAAAACTGGTTGGAATGGTCGTGTAGGTATGTATAAGAATGGAATTACTCCTCGCGGTGATGGTACAAATAAAAGAATGTTCAGAGTATTAAACGAAAACAATCTAACTGATAAAACGATTGAGGTATACGCGGTATTTACTCCACCATCTGAAGTGAAATATGAATGTCCACTAACAGGTGAAGTTACTGTTGAATATGTTCCAGTCCACGGAAATGTTGAGCGTTCTTTAACTGCTAAATACTTAAAGGAAGGATATGAACTACCTTTCTCTAATCAATTACAATAAGGTATATTATGATTTTAATTATTGAAGGTATGGACAATTGCGGTAAGTCCACTCTTATCAAGAACCTCCGCAAAGAATATTTTAGCAAGACTAAAACTCTTGTACACCATTCAACATCTCCTCCTAAAGTTGATGATCCTAATCTATGGGAATTAGAACATTATGAACTGATGTTTACGAATGCAGAACATCTTGATTCCGATGGATGGGATATCATATTCGATCGTTTCCATTTAGGTGCAACTGTGTACGGTAAAAAGTATCGTAACATGGATCCTAATGAAATATTTAAAATTGATTCTTGTCATACGGATACTGTTACTATCGTGTTAACTGATACATATGAAGGTATTATGTCTCGTGATGATGGCGATAGTATTGAACAATCAAAGGAAGAATACGAAGAAACAAGGGAATCTTTTGTCCAAGCGTACAGTCAATCAAAGTCAAGAAACAGAAAATTAATCAATATATCGGAAATAGGTATTGACAAACTATACGATACTGTGATACAATATCTAAACAAAATTGAAAAGAGGTTATAATTATGTTAGTCGAAGATATTCGTAATACATTCCTTAACGAATACAAAAATGGAAGGTTTACTACCGATAAAACTGGTGCCAAGACAATTGAAATTATTGGTGCTTCTTTTATCGCAGATGAAAATGCAATTTTTGGAAAACCAAACCAAGAATACATTGATGCTGAAATTCAGTGGTACAATAGTAAAAGTACTAATATCGAAACTCTTGCTAAGTTCTATGGTAAGAAACCTGCTGCTTGGGCTTATTCTGCTAATGCTCATGGTGAAATCAATTCTAATTATGGTACATTGATTTTTAGTCCTGAATATAACGAACAGTACAATAACGCTCTTAGCGAATTAGTAAAGAATCCTGATAGTCGTCGTGCTGCTATGATTTATAATCGACCTTCTATATGGGTTGACTATAATGCGCAAAACAAAAACGATTTCATTTGTACTAATGCAGTTACTTATTATATTCGAGACAACCAATTGCACTGTGTAGTACAAATGAGAAGCAATGATTGTTGGGCAGGTTATCGAAATGATTACGCTTGGCAATTATACATTTTACAGCGGCTTGTTACGGATATTAATTATTGTAATATTGATAATCCTACACTCACGCTTGGTAACATCTATTGGCAAGTCCAAAATTTACATTGTTACGAAAGAAATTTCTATTTGTTAGATCACTATGATAAAACAGGTGAAATTCATATTTCTAAATCTGACTATGTAAAAAAATATGAAAATATTTAACTAACGACGGTGTTTTTGATTATAAATAAATTAAACAATATTAATCAAGGACACCTAATGGGATACGTTTACAAATACACACATAAAGAAACTGGTAAATATTATATTGGAAGCCATAACGGCAACAAACAAAATTATACTGGTTCTGGCTTAATCTGGCAACGTGCAAAAAAGAAACATGGTATAGAATCATTCGACATGGAAATATTATACGAAGGTCCAAATTATCGAGCCGAAGAAGAATTGATGTTAAAAGCTTTAGACGCGGCAAATGATGATATGTCGTATAACATGAAAAATGAAGCAATCGGTGGTTCATTCCCTGGCGAAAAAAATGGAATGTATGGTAAAACTTTAACGCCAGAACAAAGATATATGTGTGGTAGCGGTTTTAGAGGAAAGGAACGGCCGGATCATTCTGAAAAAATGAAAGGCGAAAACAATCCAATGTATGGTAAATCAGAACATGCACACGGTATTGTTGAATACTCTAAATCAAACATAGGTAAAAACTATGAAGAAATATTTGGTGAAGAACGTGCAATTGAAATTAAAAAAAGATTGAGCGAAAAACATAAAGGTGTACCGAAGCCAGGGACTTCTGCTGCCATGAAAGGTGCCGGTAATAGTTCAGCCAAACCTGTTACTATTGACGGTGTAGAATATGGTTGTATCAAAGACGCAATGGAAGCAACTGGGCTTAGTAGGTACAAAATATTGAAAAAAGTGAGGAGTTATTATAATGAGTGATTTAAAAATGACAAACGCAAAAGATTATATGGAAATGACAGAACAAGTAGCTGAAAACGCTGAGGCATTATATGAAGCAAACGAAGCAGTGGAGCGTTATATTGATAGTTTAGATGAGGAGAGTGAATAATGCCAGGAAGCGAATATTATGATGAGATTGACAGAAGAAGTTATCAAGAGAAAGTACACAACGATTACACTGAACGCATGAGTGAACGTATTCGTAAAATGAACGCAATTGGTTTAAACCCAAACGATACATCTGATGTTGAGTTGTTCCTTAATATGGAACGAGCAATAGAAGATCATAAATCTGTATCGCTTGACCCTAATGTAGAGTCAGTCATTGCGAAGTATGAATCTCGTGCAAGAGTTGGTTTTGAAAAGTATGGCGTTGATACTACTCGTGATGATGTTGATTTACATGGTTGGTTAACTCATTTACAAGAAGAGTTAATGGATGCAACTATCTACATTGAACGATTAAAGAAAGATATTTAATATGAATGATAAGTGGAAAACTAGATTTCTTGGGTTATCTCGAGAAATCTCCACTTGGAGTAAAGATCCAAGTAAACAAATCGGAGCAGTTATTATTGATGACCATCTCCGTGTTCTTGCCACCGGCTATAATGGTTTTCCTAAAAACATCGAAGATCAAGAGGAACGTTTAAACGATAGAGAACTTAAGTACAAATACGTAGTCCATGCTGAAATGAATGCAATATATAATGCTACTTATAGTGGTACTGCATTACATGGATCTACTTTATTCGTATGGGGTTTACCTGTCTGTTCTGAATGCGCAAAGGGTGTTATCCAAGTCGGTATTAAACATATAGTCATGCCAAAACTAGACTTCCCTCAACGATGGATTGATTCTTTTAAACTATCTGCTTCACTCTTTGACGAAGCTGGTGTTACTTACGAATTTATTTAAAAAAACTGTTGACATCTTTAAATAATTGGTGTATAATACAGTCTACAAATTTGAAATATAAGTTTATATTATGCGATATTATAAAATTGGCAATCGCCATAAAAAATCTGTTTATGAAATAGAAAACTTCAAAGGAAACATTGACGGTGTAGATGTATTCATTGAACACTGCATCACATGGAGAGGCGGTGAATTCATTATGCCGTTCCCCTCAAAAAGATCTGAAATAAAAGCATTCGCCGAATATATGGGATATGAAACTCTTGACGAAATGCTAACTGACTACGGTGTACGTAAGCTAGAAGAAATTATTATTCCTGGCGAAGATGTTGGTTATTTGGAATTAGATTCATTATGGGAATACGATATGGAAAACGTATATGACCCATGCGAATATAATTGGGATATTGCATGCTCAGACGATTCGGTAATTAAAAAGATCGAAAAGTATTTAGAAAATCATAATCTCTGGGATTTGACAAACGATTATGAACTAGATACCACTTTGCATACATACCATATAGAAGGAGGAATATATTATGATGAATACGAATATTAATTTAGTTATACCAGCCGCAGGTTCAGCGACAAGATTAAGACCTTTATCAAAGAACACATCAAAGATTATGGTACGTGTAAATGGTAAACCATGTCTTGACTATATTGTAGAACAAGCTCGTAAAGTTGCTAACGTTAAAGAGATAGTTATCGTAGATGGAGAGTTTGACGATATAAGAGAATACTGCGCTATTCGCCATCCTGATATTAAACTAGTAAAACAAGGTTCTCTTAATGGGCCTAGGGATGCAATTAAGGTTGGTATAAACGAATTAGATAATCCTGAACTACCTCTTGCTGTATGGTTAGGCGATGCTATTATTCTTGAAAACGATATGCCATTAGGAACAGATTTTTTATTATCAAAAGATGTAGTTGACCAAACCGCTTGGTGTATGTGGGATGGAGATTCATTCTATAATAAACCGTCTCATAAAGTTGAAAACGCAGTCGCATTGGTTGGCCTATATTCTTTTAAGAATGGCGGTAGAGCAAAAGAATCATTTAATGCAGTTGACGATTACGATATATCAGCAGCTCTTGAATATTACGCAGATTCATACGATAGAATTATAACAAATTTGTGGTATGATATTGGAGAACTAAGTACTTATTATAAAACGTGTGCTGAGCTACTCAATTTAAAATCACGTGAATTTAATAACATGGAGTACAACCCTGACCTTGGTACTATTCGTAAATCTCCTAACTATCATGACCACGCAAGTGTAACTACTTTATATAACGAAAAGAACTGGTATAAAAATTTAAATCAAGAACAGTATATGTTTGTTCCAAAAGTACTTGAAACAACAAACGATCTAGTTATGTCATACGAATCTGGTACACTACTATCTGATTTGATGTTATATGAAAATCTATCAGTTTCAGCTTGGGAATATATCATAGATAAAGTATTAAAAGTTAAAACTAATTATTTTAATAATCGATGTGAAGACTTGGAATTTATTGATGGATTTCCTTATATGGCAGAAGGAATATGGGTTGATAAAACTCAAGAACGTTTGAAAAATACGCCAATTCTTCTTGCTGAAACAAAAAGCAAATTAGAAAACATTGCATTCGCAGTATGTAAAAAGACTAGGCCTATTTCAGGAATGCATGGCGATTTACATTTTGGAAACATTCTTTACAATCAACAGACTGACCAAATAAAACTATTTGACCCTCGTGGTAATTATGGACAATCTAATATTTCGTCTCAATACTCGCACATCGGTATACTAGGCGATGACTTATATGATTATTGTAAATTAGCTCATGACGTATATCATGGTTATAATGCGATGGTTTCAAATGTTAAACATAATGAAGAAGTAAAAGAAATATTCGTAGCTAAACTAAAAGAACATAATCTCCCTGTTGATTTGATATTAGCTGGTGGATTATTATTGCTTGCTACTTGTATACCGTTACACTACGATGATGAAGAAAGACAAACCCGATTTGCTAACTATGTGGAGAATAATGTTGAAAAGTATAGTGTTTGATTTAGATGATACAATTTGTAAGCCTAACCATGAGTATACGGATACTTACAATAAATATTCTCGTGCCGAACCAATAAATGAAGTAATTAATAAAATAAATCTATTGCATGATTTAGGATACTATGTTATAATTAGTACAGCAAGAAGAATGTTAACTCACGACGGTGACATAAATAAAATTATCGAAGACGTCGGCGATGTAACTGAAGCTTGGTTAGATGAGCACGGTGTCAATTACGATAACATTATTTTTGGTAAACCTTATTCGTCTACTTACTATATTGACGATAAAGCAATGAATGTTGACGATTTTTTAGAATGGAATTTTGATGAATGAAACATATAGCATTTTGTAAAATAGGCAAGAGCATAAAATTTGCTAGTGCCTTTAGTCCTATCGGTGGCGATAATGAAGCTCCTAGCTTATTACGATTATTAGCCAACAATAATCCAGATATTACTTTTCATATCGTAGGGCGTTCTGACTTTTACAAACTCAGTCAAAAAGAACGCATTAATCTATTTAATTATGACAATGTCGTAGATTCTTTTGAAGGAAAAAGAGGAGCTGCTAATGAAGACACGGTTATTGATTATTTTAATGATTTAGGTTTTCAGCCTGACGCATGTATCTCTATGGTTGGTCAAGTCGGTACTGTTACTATACCTAATCGCATTCAGCAAGTAAAGAATCCTGATCTTACTGCTTCTGTTATTGACATGACTAAAAACTATTCTACCCCAATTACTAAATGGTGGAATGAAAATACTAATATGAAACTTGTTGAAATTATCAATGATCCTCGGTATGTTTTAAATCAATCTCGTGACATTATTATTAATCCTACTGTTTCTTTAGGTCAATACGATTATACGTACAAGAAAAGTACAATGTTATCATACGAAAATCAAGAACGCGTTGACCACGAAATTCATGCAAGTTATGCAGGTGTTGAACGTATCTTCCAATATGATCGTAAGTTCGTAGAAGCAAGAGCTGACGGTCGTGATACTAACTTTATGATTGTATTGAACGAAGGATCTCCATCTCGATATAAAACATTAAATCAGTGGGTTCTAAATAAAATCGATGATGTTGAGATTTATGGCAAATGGGAACATCCTGAAACTGAAAACGATCCTCGCTTCAAAGGTTCTATGAAATTAGAAGAACTACAGGAAAAGTTAAAGAGTGTAAGAGCTACCTTTATTATTCCAATTGCACCTGGGTGGGTAACATCTAAATATATTGAAATGATTAATGCAGGAGTTATTCCATTCTTCCACGAATCGTACGATACACAAGACAATACAAAAGTTCCATCTTGGTTACGTATTAAAACAGCAGACCAATTTGCGCAAGCTTTGGAATTAGTAGCTAACGATGAAGTCTATAATAAAATGATTAAAGAACTTCAAGATACTTTTTGTACTAAAGAATATTATGATGGTACCGCTTTAAATGATATCGTTATGAGTAATACTATTGAAGATTATGTTAGACCAGATTTAAGTAAATATGAAAAAGCAGAAATTGAACCGGAAGGCCTCGAAAGCTTTTTTGGATAATGGGAGTTAAAATGAGTGAAATTAGTTGGGCACCACTTATACCGTTAATCGGTGGACAGATGTTAGGAGCAGAGAAGGCGTTTGGTACCCCGCCTAAAGCAATCTATTCATATAAAGGTTTTGAGGATAACGACAGTCACTATGTCAATTATCAACAAAATACTTTAGGTAGAGATGTTCCTTACGTATTATTGGATGAAGCCGATAAAATACAACAAGTGGATGTAGTGTCAGGTACACCACCTTGCGCTGCGTTGTCTCAATTGAATACAGGTAAATCCGCCGAAGCAAAAGGTGCAGGTTGTGCCAAGAACGAATGGATGTATAAAGTATTCGAAGATGGTATTGATATTCTTGGTGCTAAAGTGGTAATCGTAGAGAATGCGCCTGCGTTATTTACTAACAAAGGTCAAGCAGTTGCGAATAAACTATTTGAAATTTGCCAAGAACGTGGATTCTCTTTATCTTTATATAAAACATCTACTAAATATCATGGTATTCCGCAAGCAAGAGATCGTACATTTGCGATTGGTTGGCGTTCGGAAACTGCACCTGTAATGAATTGGTATAAGCGTGATAGAAAAGATTTCGCTGAATATCTACAGGAAGTGCCAGAAGGTACTTTACACCATGACATGGTAATCAATGCAAAATTACCAGAAGAACCATATTTTGCTTTCTTAAAGCATAAGTTCAATACAGATCCACGTGGATTGCTAATAGAATCTGGCCATAAGACAACGTTTAACTACGTAAATAAAAATGGTTGGCTTAAAGAAGCAAACGAATGGTTCCACGAAATTGGCCATGAAAAAGGTATTAAGTTATCTGACCATGCAATTAAAAAATTCTCAGATGGTCTTGGTATATGGGATGGTTCAGTTCACGTATTCCCTGATGTTATGAACGCGGTAATTGGTCGTAATATGGCAGATACTATTCATCCAACTGAAGATCGTTCTTTAACTATTCGCGAAGCAATGCATATGATGGGATTCCCTCATGACTTTGAATTGTTACGAGCAAAACAAAAGACGAATCATATTGCACAGAATGTACCTGTCGTAACATCAAGAGATGTTCACTCTGAAATTTTAAAGTTCATGAAAAACGAATTGAAACTATCAGATACCAACTATCTTAGACAAAATAACCATAAGGAAGATACTAACGTAGATCCTATTGGTAAACAAGAATTTAGTACACTTGAGGAATTTATATAAATGGCCTATCAATTAATGATGGACTTTGAAACAATGGGAAAAGACTCTATGACATGCGCAGCGGTTGATTGTGCTGTCATGGTGTTTGACAACGAACGTTTCTTATCAAATAATCCATACACCCTAAATGATATTGACTTAGTCGTTAAATTGAAATTATCAGTTGCAGACCAAGTAAAAAATTATGGCTGTGTGGTTGAAGAGGATACTCTAAAGTTTTGGCAGCAACAGTCAAAAGAAGTTAGAGCACATGTTAAACCGACAGAAAATGATTTAACTGTGAAAGAATTTGTTGACAAGTTCTATCAACTGTTGTATAATAACAGAGTAAACTATTGGTGGTCAAGATCAAATACTTTTGACCCTATTATATTAGAAAGATTATTTAAGTACGTAGATCGCAAAAAAGACAAAGACAATGTTCTGAAGTTTTGGCAAGTGAGAGATACACGTACTTATATAGACGCCAAATTTGATTTTAGTTTAAAACAAAATGGATTCGTTCCTATTGCAGATGAAAAGCTATGGGAACAAAAATTCAAGTTACATGACAGTGCGTGGGATGTGTTAGCAGATGTATTACGTCTACAAGCAATTGCTCGAGCTGAAAACGATCTACCTTTAATTTAGGAAATTATATTATGCAAATAACAACCGAACAACTTAGAGAATATTCTCTTTTTGTTGGTACACCAATGTATGGTGGTAACTGCTCAGGGATGTATACTAAATCGTGTACTGATTTATCTCAAATCTGCGCAGCAAATGGAATAACGTTAAAGTACTACTTCTTATTCAATGAAAGTTTAATACAGAGAGCTCGTAATTATATCGTTGATGAATTTTTACGCTCAGACTGTACTCATCTATTATTCATTGATGCAGATATTGGATTTAACGCAAAAGATGCTCTATCATTATTAGGTTTACAAACAATGGAACCAGAAAAATATGATATCATTACAGGTCCATATCCTAAGAAAGCAATTGCGTGGGAAAAGGTAGCAAAAGCGGCTAATGCAGGATACGGTAATGAAAATCCATTCCAATTAGAATCGTTTACTTCTGATTTCGTATTTAATCCTGTAGAAGGTAATGGTACATTCGCGTTAACTGAACCGGTTGAAGTAAAAGAAGCTGGTACTGGATTCATGCTAATCCCTCGAGCTACATTAGTCAAATACATGGAAGCCTATCCAGAATTATCATACAAGCCAGATCATATTCGTACTGATAACTTTGATGGCACTCGTGAAATTACTGCATTCTTTGATTGTATCATCGATCCTAAAACTAAGAGATACTTATCTGAAGACTACTTCTTCTGTCAAAAAGCAAGAGAAGCAAATATGTCTGTATGGATGTGTCCTTGGATGCAATTGAACCACGTAGGAACATATACGTTTAGAGGTAACATGGCTGCTATCGGCCAACTTGGTGTAACTGCAACGGCAGATGATTCATCCAAGAAAAAAAGTTATAAAAAATGATTGACAAATACCTAAAAGTGGTATATAATATACACTCAATAAACAAATGGAGTTAACTATATAATGAAATTTTCTGAAAAAACTATTGGAGTTCTAAAAAGCTTTGCTTCAATTAATAAATCTATTTTATTAAAACCAGGGCAAGAACTAAAAACAATTACACCAGAGAAAACTTTGATTGCGACAGCAACAATCCAAGACACTATTCCTGCGCAGGCTTGCGTATACGATTTATCGCGTTTCTTGTCGATCCTATCGTTATACGATGACCCTGATGTGGAATTCAATGATAAATACTTTATTATTTCGGAAGGTAAGCGTCGTACAAAATACGTATACGCTGATGTTTCGATGATTCACACTCCACCAGATAAAGAAATTAAACTTCCTTCTTCTGATGTGACTGTGACAGTAACGTGGGAAGACCTACAGTCTGTATTAAAAGCAGCAGGTGTTCTCCAATTCTCTGAAGTAGCATTTGTAGGCGATGGCGATAAATGTTACCTCAAGGCAATCGACAGTTCAAATGAAGGCGCTGATGATTATGGCGTTGAAATTGGTGAAACTGCCGATACGTTTAAGTTTATCATTAAAACTGATAATATTAAACTACTACCTCAGGGTTACGTAGTAACATTATGTTCAAAAGGTATCTCTGAATTTAAAAGTGAAGAAGGCGACGTAGTATATTACGTAGCAACTGATTCAAAGTCGACTTATACAAAAGGGTAAAATAATTATGACACAACAAGTACACAATCCAGCACAAATTCCACAAGACGTAGTAGACCAAGTACCAGCAGGAGTACTTCCAGGACAAGGTCAAGAACAACAGCAACAAAAGGTTAGTGTAACATTAGGCGATGTCGCTTCATTGGTACAATTAATTGATGTTGTTTCGCGTCGCGGCGCAGTATCTGGCGGTGAAATGGCTGGTGTAGGTATGTTACGTAACAAACTTGAAGCTTTCTTGGCGCAAAACGGTGCATTAACCGAACAAGGTCAATTTAAGCAAGACGCAGCACAAAACGATGCAGGAGTTGAAACTGACGCTCCAGCAGGCGAGCTAGGTGGTTTAGTACAACCATAACGACATGACCTTGCTAAGTGGGGACTAACCTCCCCACTATTTTTTGATTTATTTTTTATTATGTTTAAAGGTTATATTATATTATGTCTATTAATGCAAAAGCTAACGAAGTATTGTGGGTCGAAAAATACAGACCACAGAAGATTGATGATACCATTCTCCCGGCGGCAACTAAAGCTGCTTTCAAAAAATTCGTTGAAGACGAATCTATTCCAAACTTATTATTAACAGGTACTGCCGGTGTTGGTAAAACAACTATCGCAAAGGCAATGCTTGATGAACTCGGTTGCGATTATATCGTAAAGAATGGTTCTCTTAATGTTAACATCGATACATTACGTTATGATATTTCTACATTTGCATCTGCCGTATCGCTAAGCGGTGGTCGTAAGTATGTTATATTTGACGAAGCTGATTACTTAAACGCCGCAAGCGTACAACCTGCACTACGTAACTTCATCGAAGAATATTCTTCCAACTGTGGTTTTATTTTTACTTGTAACTTCAAGAACCGTATTATTGAACCATTACGTTCTCGTCTATCTGAAGTTGATTTTACAATTGAACAAGCACAACGTCCACAGTTAGCAATGCAATTCTTTAAACGTGTAACTGCTATTCTCGATAATGAAAATGTACCTTACGAAAAAGGTGTAGTTGCTAAAGTAATCGAAAAACATTTCCCTGATTTCCGTCGTGTTATTACTGAACTTCAAACGTATGCTAGTTCTGGTAAAATCGACGAAGGTATCTTTGTTAATCTAAAAGAAGAGTCTATTGACCAATTGTTCAAACTACTCAAAGAAAAGAACTTTACTGAAATGCGTAAATGGGTTGCTAAAAACTCAGACCAAGATATGAATGAAATGTTTCGTCGTATCTATGACGCATCAAACGATCGTGTTGCGTTTCGTTCTCTTCCTGGGTTTGTCGTTACAACAGCTGACTATATGTACAAAGCAAACTTCGTCGCTGACCAAGAAGTAAATATGGTTGCTTATCTAACAGAGGTTATGATTGAAAGTGAGTTTAACTAAACTATTTTCCACCAAAATTAGCTGTTTCTTTTGTGGTATAAAGGTCAAAAGTAAAAAGGCCTTTACTGCAGAGGTCAATACATCGGAAGGTCAATTAGACGTTAAGATGTGTCCTAAATGCGCAAAAGAGTTCGATAGTCTGATGGCACAAATTGAGGAAGTAAAGAATGAAGGATCTGAGCCCATTTGATTTTATTAACGCATTATCATTTACAAAAGAAGATGTAATTGGTGATAGCGAAAATCCAAATCTAACTGAAAAGCAATACAACGCTTATATTATTAATCGCGGTTTAACTAACTTCGAAGATACGATATTACATGCTAATGAAATGAATATGCGACATAACATGTTCTATAAAGGACAGTTTGATTATTATCGTGCCGCCTTACGCAAACGTAAAAGATTTTCAAAGTGGCCTAAAGCAGACAAAAGTAAAGATCTTGATGCAATCCAACAAGTATATGATTGTAATAGAACTGTCGCTAAATTGTATCTTAAAGCGTTATCAAAAGAAGATATGAAAGCCGTTCATGATAAATTGGTTACCGGTGGCTAACATGGTAAAGTGTTCAATATAAAAATAAAATATTATAAATACCAATAATAATATTGAACACTAAAAATAATAAAAAAGGTTTATCATGATCACAGAAGATATATTCAAAGGCGTCGGAGTTGAGATTAAATTACCAACAGAAGATAGCTTTCTAAAAATTAAAGAAACATTAACTCGTATTGGTATTTCTTCTCGTAAGGAAAAGAAACTATACCAATCTTGTCATATATTACATAAACAAGGTCGTTATGCTATCTTGCATTTTAAAGAACTGTTTATATTAGATGGCAAACAAGATACATTCGCTGACGAAGATTTAGCTCGTAGAAATACTATAGTTAACTTATTAGCAGAATGGGGATTGCTTGAAATAGTAAACCCAGCATCAACAAAAGAGCCAATTGCCGGTGTAAATCAAATTAAGATTATTTCTTATAAAGATAAAGACAATTGGGATTTAGCCGTTAAATATAACATCGGCAAAAAATAAAATAAGGTAATTTATATTATGAGTAAAAGTGAATCTAATACCCCTCTAAGTAGCACAACAGATGATTTAATTTCTTGTGCTACTCTCAAAGCTTTTAAATTAAATGAAAACGCATTATTGCCAACTAGAGCAACTGAAGACTCTGCTTGTTTTGATGTATGTGGATTTTTTGAATATGGTCAGAAATTAAAAAGCTTCAATTCATGGAATAAAGAAGTACAAACTCCAGTTAAATTAATTGGAAATAAACCTACTATTCAATTACATCCAGAACATAGAATTCTAATTCCAACTGGTCTTATTTTTGATATACCAGAACATCACGTATTAAAGATGTATATTCGTTCTAGTGTTGCGTTAAAACAAGGTTTATCGTTATCTAATGGTACCGGAATCATAGATGCAGACTACGTTGAACAATCATATGTTATGTTAACTAATATGTCTGAAAGCCTTGTTAACATCATCTCGGGCGAACGTTTAGCTCAAGTAGAATTACAACCAGTTTATAAAACAGCATTAGAAGAAATCACAGAAAGACCTGAAACTAAAACAGACCGCGAAGGTGGTTTTGGTTCAACTGGTAAATAAAAAATAATAAAAAATTAATACAAATAATTGTAATTTAATTACATTACATGTATAAATAAAATCGTAAAATGCCGATAGGGTTTTACGTAAAGTTGATTAAACAATAACAAAACATTCTTGCTTAATAGGAGAAAACTATGAATGGTTTTAACATTAATAACCTTACACCTTTTGCCGTTGGTTTCGATCGCGTATTAGATCGTTTAGCAGAACAAGAAAGACATACTCGCCAACCACAAGGGTTTCCACCTTACAATATCCGTAAGGAAACAGATTCCAAGTTTTATATTGATCTAGCAGTTGCTGGGTTAAGTCAGGACGACTTGGAAATTAAAGTTGAAAAAGGCGAACTAGTTGTTCGTTCTACGTTTGACGAGAAAACATTTAAAGGCGAATTATTGCATCGCGGTATTTCGTTTAAAAAGTTTACTAGATCATTCACTTTAGCCGATGATATAAAAGTACGTGGCGCTGATATGCAGCATGGCCTTCTGTCAATTGAATTAGAGAGAATAGTGCCGGATGAAGATAAACCGGTGACAATTAATATAAGAAATCAAAAAGATGATTCTAAGGAATTCTTGACAGAATAATCAGTTTGTGAATTTTGCTAGTAGCAGGGAAGGACTTCGGTCCTTCCCTGTTTAGTTTTAAAAATATAAAAAGTTAGAGATATGTATAAAATGTATAAAAAGATTAAAAGTTTTATTAAAAAGTCATGGGATAGTTATTGCGAAGTATATGCATTATACTATTGGGACTATCCTTACGAAGTATTTGTTACTCATAAAGAGGAAAAGAAAAATGAAAAAGGCGATAAGTAATATCGTTGATAAGTTAGAAAGAAATAGACCTTACATAGCAGTTGCCGGTGAATTATCGGTTATCTTCTTAACAATAGCACTAACGTTTTCTACCATATACTTACAATACAGCGCTTGGTTATAAATTATAGAGAAAGGAGGCTTTGCCTCCTTTTTTGTTTATATAGGTAAACCGTCAGAACCACCACCTTGGCTGCCAGCCAAGACATAAGAATTGTTCGTCGCAGAACTAGAACCACCTTGATTAAATACTTGATTATACACTGGCGAATTCTTAACAATTGTAACAGATTGGTCAGTTGAACCGCCCATTCTATCTAAGAATTGAGACATGGTAGGAGCTTTTTCCATATTAATTTGTTCTTGAGTCTTACCCATATCCATTAACGGTCCTTGACCATTTAAAGAACTATTTGGATTTATAACATCATAGTCTGCGCCAAGTTTCAACGCGGCTGCTTCATTTGCCTTTATCTGATCTAAGATCTCTTGTTCTTTGCGCTTATTCTTTTCAACCGCTTCTACTAGGTGTTTTTCATTTGTTGCGCTAGGAAGGTTTTCATAATGGTGTTTGGCAATGCGTAGTCTATTCGCAGCTTGTATTCTTTCTTTTTCTAACTTTTCTTCTAATCTTGCCTTTTCTTCTAAATAAGATTGTTCTGCTTGTTTAGCGCCATCAGCAATTTGCGTTTCTAAATCTGATATTTCTTTTTCTATTCGACTTGTGTCTAATCCATTATCTAGTAATTTTTGTCTTCTTTGTACTAACTCTGCTAATCTACTATCAGCTTCAGTTCTTTCGTTTACTATATCTTCCATTGCATTCGTTAACGTACCATTATCAAGAACTTGGTCGTCAATATAATCTATTGCTAGTTTACCTAAGCCGAAAGCAGCGCCGGCCGCAGCACCTATCAAGGCGCCTTTAGGTCCAAACATTGCACCGAGAGTAGCACCACCGGCTGCATATGTTCCTAGATCCACTGCAGAATCTGCTAAATCAAAACCAGCTACTTGTCCAGGAGTTCTACCTAATGCTTCTTTTTGAATATAATCAGATATTGATTGCGCGTTAGATAATATACCAATACCTGCAGCCGCGAATAACGCTTTGCCTAATCCAGGGACTCTAGCCCCAGGCTTTGGTTTTGGTGTCTTAGGAGTTTTTCCTTTTTTCCCTTTCTTCTTATCTTTGCCATCGCCATCGCCACCACCCATAAGAGATGTCGTAAAATTAGTTAAAGCGGTACCTAATTTTAATCCTGCGATAGTAGTCATTGTGGTATTCATTACAGCTGCCAAACCAGCTAATCCTGCGACCGCAACACCTATAGTACCAATGTTGTCTGTTAAAATAGAAAAATCCAAATCCATTAATTGGTCTTTAATCTCAGTCAATTTTCCATCAGTCATTTCATCAACAAAACCATAGATAACAGGCAATGCAGTTAAAAGAGCTCCACCGATTAATAAGTTCTTTGGATTGATTAAACCTCTGATCATTCCAAACAAACCTTTGCTTTCCCTTTCAGGTTTTTCTGTCGGTTGTTCTATTGGTGTTTGCGTTTCTTGACTAGTACTACTATCTTGGTTATCTCTATTTAACTCTGCTTCAGCTGACTCTCTTCTTACACGCTCAAGATTAGTTTGCGCTTGTTCTCGACTATCTAATAGACTCTGTCTTAATATATCAGTTTGCTCAATAACATTATCTGCAATGGTATCAAATAAACCTTCGAATTTACCAAGATCAGCTTTAACAGAGCGAATTGAGTTGGCACCAGAATTTCTTAATAGGTTACCCTCCGCCTTGAGGCGATCTATGATTGCTTGTGTTTCTATTGATAGTTCAGCCATTTAATTTATCCGCTCTTTTCTTTTTGTTTTTCGATCCAATTAATCAGCATTCCAAAGTATAAGTCACGTTCATAAGGCATCATGTTTTCTATATCTGATATTGAATATTTGTGATGCTGTGCCAAAGCAAAAACCATTTGGTAATACTCGCCTAAACTAATATGGCACAGCGCTAAATAAAAAAACTACGCATTCCTTCTAAAACGAATGTCTGTTCTTTACCTTCTTTATTTTTGTATTTCATTTCATGTCTTAACTTTGGCATTGTCTCAAAGAACTTTTGTATTCCTTTAATAACATCGCCTGTCATATCTTCCATGAAGCTATCAATTTGCTCATCAGTATAATCTTTAAAATTAAATACTTCATCTTCCGAAGCAATAGTATCTAAACATGATGTCATTACAAAATAATTAACTAAAGGATCTTTTGGATCCATTTTAATAATCTTAGTAAATTCATCAATAGATGGATATTTTAGAAATAAAGAATATTCGTCGTTTACTTGTATTCTATTGGTATGTTCTTCACTTTTTACAACTTTTACTTCATTAATATCTACATTTAATTGCACCGTTTCATTTGTATCTGGATCTTTTATTGAAAACGCGATTTCGTTATCAACAGCGCGCCCTCTTAATACTAATAAAACATATTCTAAATCAAACATTGCCAAACTAGAAACTTCTTTGTCTATAAGGCAATTGTTTACTATTTGTTTTGTTGCCAATAGTTCTTGTTCTGCGTCGTTAGATTCCTGTGCAACCAAAAGAATCTTTTCTTCTTTTACAGTAAAGGGTCTATACTTTACTTTTTCGCCAGTTGAAGGCAATTCCAATTCTGAGATTGGTAAATCAATTTTAGGTAACATTATATAAATCTCCTTTAGTACTTATTACTAATATTGTCCATTGAGTTTCTTACACGTTGTAATTTGTTGATAGCGTCTTGTACGCTTTCGAATTTAAGCCCATCTTTAAATGTTTGATTTACAACACTGCCGAAAGATGCGAAATCTCCGAGTGCGTCTAATAAACCATTTCCTCTCGAGTTCCTACCACCGGATGGAGTTCCTGTTAAAGTACCATCGAATGAAATATTATCATACGCAAACGAAATAGGTAATGTAAGGAAAGAATCGTTACTCTCCCATGCTAAATCTAAATCGCCCATTGCTACAGGAAACGCGTTAGATAATTGTATTTCGTAATACTTATCGAATGGATAGTTATCACTCTCTGTTGAATAATGTCTTATTACGACTGTCGTAGAATACTCTCTTTTGTATCCTATTTCATATGGAAGTTGATTTCCATTAATGGCGTTATATTTTCCACCGCCTGATCCATGATTCACTATCTTTTGCATCCACTTGTGGAAATAATTTAATATCTCGTGATCAGAGTCTACCATAAAAACAGTATTAATAGGTTCGTTAGTAACACTTGTTGGAAATACTTTAGCTAACTGACCAACCTGATTAAGTGGTGTTGTATCAAAATTAATTCCAGGGATTGTCGCCGAAGAACAGAAAAAAGAAAACGTTCTTGAATTTATTCTATCAGATTCTTCAGTAGTTGCGTCGTTATCTATACCAGCAATAATCACTTCGAAAAGAGATGATCTTGCGGGTCCGCCTCTACGGTCCATTTCTGATTTAAATTGACTAATATTAAAAGCCATATTATCCTCTTATAATCTTACGCGAATCAGCGTAGACTTTCTGTTTAGTTGCACCGACGAATTGTGCCATTGGTAAAAATAACGCAATGTCCCATTCAGCTGGCGAAATATAAATGAATCTAGATCTTAGTTGAGAATTCAAGTAATGTTTAATACATGGCTTAAACGCTCTGAACTTTGATGCTCCACTTAATATTTCATATGATATTCTTATTCTTGTAGAATCATCATAACTATTATTTGTTGTGACTTTATATAATTGATCCATTAACTCTGCTCTCAACATAGGAGGGAGATAATGCATATTAATACCAAGGAATCCACCTTTAGCCATATTTATTGGAAAGATGAGTGGATATCTATCCCAGTATGGTAATTTATCTTTATGCTTTGCGTCGTATTGAAACAAATACATATTACCTAATCTAACTTTATCAGTTGCTTCGCTTTTTAATTCGCGAATCATGTTTTTACCTGATGCGCCAGTTTTTGAACCACTTTTAGCAACACTCTTTGCTTGGTCTCTATACCATTGTCTAGCTGCATCCGTACGAGCTGGCATTTGACCTGCTCTTGCACCCTTTGCTAATATGTCACTAAATATTTGAGCCATTACTTTTTAATTCCTAGTTCGTATTCTGTCATAATAATAAATTCCCAACCACGATCTGCACAATATCCTTGAGCTGCTTTCCATTTTGCTTCATTAATACCCCAAGTTTTTACCTCATTTAAATATCTTCTTGATATTCTACCACTTGGTGTATTATTCTTTTTCCTTGGATCCGGTGGTTTAGTCTGAGCATGTGGTTTAATTTCTATCATTGTTGTTTTTGGTTTACCTGTTTCAGGATCTATTTGTTTTACAACAACATCAGGAAAATAACGATGTACTTTATTATCAATAGGACTACGATAAGGTACCACAAACTCTTCTGATGCCCACCATTCTACATGAGGATGTTGATCCACATAACGAAAAAACTTTAGCTCCCATAAAGAACGATAAATGATCTTTGTAGGATCACCCTTGTATTTCCCAGGATTCTTAGGTTTAAATCTCCCCTTATATGCCAAGTTTCATTACCTCATAGTCAGTATAAATAGATCATAGATGTTACTATTTATTCAAACTAATTGGAAATAAAATGGCCAAGGCAAAAGTAAATCAATCAAGACCAGAATTGGTAAGAGCAAAGAAATCAAAAGGTATCAATACTAGATATAGATATCCTTCTGAAGTATTGCCTCATTCTATGGTATTAACTTTTAAAAAGTATGATTATAAAGATATTCATAAAACTGCTAGTGAAGCCAAAAAGTTAGGCGAGAAAGGAGTATTGAATACTTCAACGACAGAACTGTCTGAGTCTACGACTATCGTATTGCCACTTCCTACTAACTTGGTTGATAATACTGCGTTAATGATAAATGGTTTTGCTAAAGATATGACAATGGACACGCTAGCAAATTTAGCAGATGGTGGACTTGGCAAAGCGGTTGATGGTTTAAAAGCCGCAGGTAAGGCAGGCGCAGTGAAGACAAAAGAAGCTATAGCTGCGTATAAATCAGGTGGGGCAGATGCGGCTTTTGACTATGCTATGAAAAATTTAGAAGGAACTGGCGAACAAGCCAAGGCTATGGCTTCTTTTGCGCTAGCTATGTTTCAAGGTGGATCGCAAACTCTATCAGCAAGAGCAGGTACAATTGTAAACCCTAAAGAAACATTAGCATTTGAAGGTGTTAATCTAAGACCGCATAGTTTCAAATGGGATTTAGTTCCTATGGATATAACAGAATCAGAACAAATAAAAAATATAGTAAATGTAATTAAACAAAAAGCATTACCACAGACTGCAGACATCGGAGAAGTTTTCTCTAAAGTATTATTATCGTATCCACATGTTGTTGATATTGATTTAGTTGGTGTTGATAATAATTATTTTATGGATTTTAAAACATGTATGATAACTAACGTCTCAGTTCAATATGGTACAGGCGAAGATGTTCCAATTTTAAAAGGTGGTAAACCTGCAGTTGTTTCTCTTACGTTAGAGCTTATGGAATTAGAATCACAAACCGCAGATGACTATGGAGCTGATCCAATATCTATTGCCGGTGGACAAACGGATGGAGTAGAATAATGTCTAAATACTTTGAACATTTTCCAGAAATTTCATATAACGGTGTAAAAGTAAAAGATATTACTCGGAGAGCTACCTTCACAAAAAGTTTAGCGGCTAATCCATATCTTTATATGCCTTATACAGTAAAAGATGGCGAAAGAGCTGAAGATATCGCAAATTGGTATTATGGGTCGGTAGATTATGTATGGCTAGTTCACTACGCAAATAATATCGTGGATCCTTATTTACAATGGCCTTTAGATGAATATAGTTTTAATCAATATTTAGTTAAAAAATATTCTGATGTCTCAGGTAGAGTTGGTGAAGATGTTGTTGATTGGGCAAGAGACCAAGACAACGATGAAAATGTAATCTATTATTATAAAGAGGTTTAAGCAATGACAGTAGATCAAGTCATTTTATCGCCTGAGTCATTTCGTACAATATATCTTCGTAAAGAGGATAGAGTTATTTTGCGTACAGAACAAGGTCGTAAAATTATTATTAAACGTATCATTCCTGATGAATGGAAGCCATATAGAATATACGATTACGAAAGAGACTTAAACGATAATAAGAAAGAAATATTTTTATTTGATAGTAAATTTTTATCGCAGATAGATCGTGAGTTTAAAGAAAGCGTGAGTGAGGACTAATGTCAGATACTTTCAGCACATCCAATTACGAAATAACTGAAGCAAAGTTAGTTAATTATTCCGGATCTAAAGAATTAGATATCATCGGAATTATTACTGATATTTCTTTTGAGCAATCTATAGACAAACCTGCTTGGACTGGTTCAATAGCAGTTATTGATAATTTAGGCGTGTTAGAAAGTTTTCCTTTAAGAGGTGAAGAACGATTAGATTTATCAATTACTTCATATGATACAAACACAACTGTAGATTTAAAAACGCAAGTCGTTAGAATAGGTAATGTTGTTACGAATCAAACAAACGATGGTGTAGTATATACTATTTCTATTATATCAAGATTGAGTTATGAAGCAAATAAAACTATCGTAACAAAAAGTTTCAGAGATCAGAAAGCATCTACGATTGCTAAAAAATTATTCAATGAATACTATGGTAAAACTACTCCTAATGGTTTATTAACAAATTCTAATAATGTAGAACGATTTTCTCTTACAGATAAAAAAGATAAAGGAATTAGTTTTTATGCTCATCCTACAAAAGGATTATTAAGAGCAGTCATACCTGGGTATTCTCCATGGAAATCTTTATCTTTTTTGACTAAGAAAGCGTATAGTCCAAATTCTAGTTCGAGTTCTTTTAGATTTTTTGAAACTTATGATTCTTTTTATTGGGTAACTGATGAATTTTTAATTAAACGTGCCATTAACAATAAAGAAGTTATTAATCTAACTTATGAACCTGATACTTCTCGCGATCCAAAAGATGTTGCAGATCAACTCAGAAGAATAGAAACATTATCTAATCCAAATAGAGTAGATACAAATTCCGATATGGTAAACGGTGGCTATAAAAATAAAATTATAGAAATAGATTTATTAAGAAGAAAGGTAACTGAGAACGTTCATGATTTCTTTGATGAAAGCATTATGGATATGGATGGTAAATATAAAAAAGTTTCAGCTGATGATGTTATTCACACAAAAGAATTTGCAGAAGATACGTTTACAGATAATAATGCCATGACTCATTTATTATTTACAGATTATCAAACGAATCCAAATTTAGAAGGTGAAGAAGCTCAGCTGCGCGGCAACCAACATTATGCTGAAATTATATCGGATAGAATATCATATAGACACCATTTAATGTCTACATCTATTGCTGCAACCATAAAAGGTAGATTTGATATACAAGCTGGAAGTTTAGTTAAAATAGAATTAGCAAATTTAAGTAGCGAGAACAGAAAACAAAACGAACAACTATATGGAAATTATATTGTTCATTCTGCGTCTCATAGTTTTAATCAAGGTACTTTAAATACGTCCTTAAAACTAATTAAGTATGACTGGAGTTAAATGTGGAAAGTGGAATAGGTATTAGTAATCCGTTATTCTTTATTGGTGTTGTCGAAAATAACGATGATAAACACCGAGAAGGTAGAGTGCAAGTAAGAGCATTCAGTATTCATGGTACACAGGACGAAATAAAAACAAAAGATTTACCTTGGGCTATTTGTGTTTCTGGTAATTACGACGCAAACAATACACCACCTCCACTTAATTCATTTGTATATGGGATGTTCTTAGATGGAAGAGATGCTCAGCATCCAATGGTGTTAGGTTTAATTCCTTCTAATTTTGCGTTAGATGAAAATGGCGAACCAACAATTAATCCAGCAAAATATGGTTGGGGTGTTATTCCAGAAAAAGATGGTGATATAGCAGCGAAAGGTTCAGGTCCTAAGGATGTTGGTAAACCACAGAATTCTCCATTAGCTCGTGGCGAAAATTTAGAAGAAACATATATTCTATCGCAGGAAATGACAAGAGTTGAAAATGCTAAAGTAGCAGGTACAGATGAAACTTGGTCAGAAGTAGGTTCTGCATACGCTGCAGAATATCCATATAATAAAGTAATAGAAACAAGTAAACATTCTATAGAAATAGATGACACTCCTGGCGCTGAACGTATTATGATTAGACACAACGAAGGTTCTTTTATTCAAATGGATTCTTCAGGTACTGTCAATTACAAAACAATGGGTGATCGCCATGATATTACTTTAAATAATGAACATGTTTATGTTAACGATCGTAGTGTTGTTCATATCAATGGTGATTCTCATGTATATGTCCATGGAAATAAAACAGAAGAAGTAAATGGCGATTATAGATTGTTATGTCACGGTAATGTAGAACTTGGATCGGGCGGTCAGTTGAGTATTAATGCAGCAGAACAATTCCAAGCAAGAGCTGCCGATGTTAAAATACAAGCAAACGTTGGTACCACTACATTAATGTCAGAAAAAGATTTAATGATAGACGCAAAAGAAAATATATTAATGACAACAGATTTTTATAATTGTACTGCTAATTATATTAAAACGTGGTCTTGGGTTGATACAAACATTAGTTCATTATATGATATTAATTTATTCTCATCTAATATATTCCAAACTGCTTATGGTACATTGCCTAGTTTATCAGTTACTGGTTTAAATACTGGTTTCCATGTATTCTCAGGTACGACTGCTCATATTAGTTCAGCGGTTTCTACGAATATTAATTCCACCGGCGCAGTGAATGTATTAGCACCTTATGTAAGTATGGATTATGTTTTGAATTTAGGATCAGGTACGACAGTTCCTGCGCCTGCGAGTATTGCATTCCCTAATATTCCAAATCCATTTACACCAGAAAAACCGAAGATGCCAGAACCACCATCTAAATCTACATCTTTTGCTGGGTTTAAAAAATCTGGTACAATATCTTCATCAGGTGTTACTACATCAGATGATAAAATAGGAAAGTAATATATGTCTAATTGCATTGATAGATCAGACCAAACAACATTAAATGCTCTTGCGAGTGTAGCAGGTCCTGGGACAAATTCAAATGGTGAATATACTTTAAATCAAATAGATGTATTCGCTCAAGACTTTTTAAATAACATTGAAAACGACGCAGAATCTAATCCAATTATAAATGCTAAAATAAAATATGGTGATTCTGTTGATGAAGCCATCTCATATTTAAATGGAAATTTCTTTAATCAAGATTATGTACAAAACGATCTTCCTGATTATCCTAATTTAAATACAAGATTACAATCTGGTTCTGTCACTGCTATGGAATTTACAGATTTTATAGAACAATTTAATCATACTCCTAGTGGTGTTATTACAAAGGGTAATGAAGATTACTTAAAGTTATTATATCAATTAGAAAGATATTATGCAGAAGATATTTTTGGCGGAGCTTTGGCTGGAATATGTGGATCTTTTCAAAATATTTTTGGAGCGATAGAAGATTTCTTTAATTTACTTGGACAAATAGAAGGATTGGTAAATGATGCATTTGCTTTTCTATCTAAGATTAGAGACTTTAAAAAGTTTATTTTTGAACAAGCAGAAAAGATTACAGTTGAAAAATTAATAAAAGCAATTAAAGAGTTTATTGGAGATGAAATAGAAAAAATCATTACTATATTCCAACAGATCTTTGAAAATTTTAAAATTCTAGATATTATTGATGATGTCACTACATATATTGATAAAGTAACAATAAAAAGAATTATGAAAACTAAAGATGATGGTTGTTTATTCTTTTCTGATAAAAATAAACAAACTATTAGAGATAAGATAAACAATTTATTCGATTATGCGTTTGGTTTATTTGAAAATCCAACACTTGAAGTTATTTCTTTTTTAGGATTTAGAATTTGCGCGTTAATGACAAACATAAAAGGTTTAATGAATGATTTTAAATCGCCATTAGATCAGTTCGAATTTAAATATAAAAGAATCTCTAATAGATTAAAAACTATTTCTAATGTACGTACATCATCTGCTATACAAAAAGGTGCAATACGTTTTTCTCCGGAGTCTCGTGCGATTGCCATAAATAGTATACAAGCAGCATGGGATGGCGAGAACGGTTCTTTATATACACCAACAGGTAAAGCACCAATTAATCCAAAACCACCTACGATTGAAGAATACGAACAAATACCAGCATGTAGTGCAGTAAAGGCAGGTACAGCTCAAATAAGAGTAGAAGGTAGTTGGGTTTCTGAAGATGTATTTGGAATGGAAGGTTGGACTGGTTTAGATTATGATTTAAGAGTTTATTTAAACCGTTTACAACAATCATTAGATGCACCGATTACAGTAACAGAAGGCTGGCGATCTCAACAATATAATGCTAAAATTGGTGGTTCTCCAGAAAATGCTCACATCAGTGGTAAGTGTGTTGATATTAAACGTAGTTCTATTTCAGCTGAAGAGATAACATCAAAGGCGCTGTTAGCAGGATTTAAATATGTAGTTGTTTATGACGATTACATCCATTTAGATATAAGAAAGATGGTAGGATAAAATGACAATAAATGTCTTTACACCAAGAACAAAGAAGCCGGAATTATTTTCAGATATGAAAAAAGATTTAGCTTTGAGCCCAGTGTCGGATGATATTACTGTATTAAAAAATGAAGACGCTGTAAAAGAATCTATTAAAAATTTAATGTTTATGGATCGTGGCGAAAAATTAATGAGACCGAATTTTGGTGGTGGGATCCGAGAACTTCTTTTTGAAAATTTAACGCCTGATGTTATAACACAATTAGAAAATAGAATAACTGAAACGATAGAGTTATATGAACCTAGATGCGAACTCATTAATGTTAATGCGCAAGCAAGCTTAGATGAAAACTCAGTTAAAGTAACAATTAATTTTTATGTTTCCAATGTCGAGTTACCAACGCAACTTGATCTCATATTAGAAAGGATACGATAATGGCACAACCAAAAACGCCAATAACAGAATTAGATTTTGATGGTATTAAAAACCAATTAAAACAATATCTACAGACGCAAACGAAATTCAAAGATTATAATTTTGAAGGTTCAAATATGAGCGTCCTTTTGGATGTTCTTGCGTATAATACATATCATAATAATTTTTATACGAATATGGCAATCAACGAAATGTTTCTCGATTCAGCGCAATTAAGAAACTCTGTCGTATCTCATTCTAAAGAATTAAATTATTTACCAAGATCTAGAAAATCTGCGAAGGCTGTCATTAAATTAAGAATTACAAATAATGATCCTTTATTTACAGATCAAACAATTACGATTCCAACTTATACTGAGTTTAGTTCAAGTCATAATGGTGAAGTATTTAACTTTGTAACAAACGAAACGTATGTTGCCAGAAAGATCGGTAATAACATATATGAGACGGATAATATAGAGATATATGAAGGCGAGATCTTATCTAGCTTTGAACGTGAAGGTTATATAGTAGACGAAGATGGTACCGTTAGAGTTGCATTGAGTAACCCAGAGGTGGACACTGATTCTATTGTCGTATTCGTCGACGCAGAACAAACTGAAGATGGAAATACATTCTCATTAGCAACAAGTATCTTTGGTGTAGAACCAGATTCTAAAGTTTTCTATATAGAACCATATTTTGATAATAAGTATGCAATTTATTTTGGTCGTGGTATCTATGGTGAACAACCAACTGAAACTCAAGACATACGAGTTAGATATCGTATATGTTCTGGTGAAGAACCTAACGGCGCAAATTCATTCACTACAACGTTTTTAGAAAACGCAACTATCTCTGTAGATACTATTACAGAAGCAACCGGTGGATCTGAAAGAGAAAGTATTGAAAGCATTCGTTTTAATGCACCAAAATCAATTCAGATTCAAGAACGTGCAATTACTACAAACGATTATGAAATATTATTAAAACAGAGATTTCCAGAAATTAGCGCGGTATCTGCGTATAGTGGTGATGAATTAGAACCACCTCAATATGGTAAGGTTGCGATCGCAGTTTATCTTAGAGATGATACACAATTAATTTCTTCTACATTAGCTAATTCATATATTGATTACCTATCAGATAAAACTCCGTTAGGAATAGAACCAACGTTTATTGAAACGCAATTCTTATATGCTGAAATGCAAATTAATGTTTATGTTACGAGTAAGTTATCTGACAAATCTAAAGATGAAATAGAAACTCTAGTAAGAGGAGCGGTTTCAGATTATTCAGATAATAATTTAGAACAGTTTAATAAAACATTAAGATTATCTAAATTGTCTAGAGATATCGATGCAACTGAAACTGCAATTCAGAGTAACAGTATTGTAGCATTGCCTATTATAGAATATTCTCCTGCATTAAATATTTCTACAAACCCTACTTTTAAATTTGAAACTGCTCTTATTAAACCTTATCCGTTTAAAGAAGCACAAGGTTTTGAAAATTACA